TTTTTTCTCAGACATCACAAAAGACATCTCGTATGCCGCACCGTCATCTAGTGGATCACACTTAACAGAACCACCTTTCCCGCCGTTTGCTTTGTTATCAAACTTGTAAGTGGTGTTAATTCTTGGATAGAGAGCTTCGACGTTCTCTAAGGTGTAATACATATCTACTTCAGCCATGTTGGTCTCCTTAACTTAGGCTATTGTGAACCCTTCCGTTTCCGCAAATGGGGAACCACCGTTGACGTTGTGCAAATCCACTTTGAATGCAATTGCCTGTAACGTGTCGTCGTGATCTACCATGAGTCGGACTTCTTCAAGTTCTTTTTCTTCTAGTGGTCGCTGCGGATAGAAAGTCAACTTGGGTACAAAACTACCCGCGTCAAAACCTATCCTAGTGACCACCGCTATTGAGGGCGTTCCATGCCCAGACAAAAATTTGGAGTAAGCCTGTAGTGGCATCCCACCCCCTTGCTCTCTACCAAATATGGAAGAGGCGGGAACTTGTAGCTGATACACCGTATCCAATGCATGTTCTTCAACAACCGCTAGGCGTTGATGAAATCTACAAGCCCTACCCCCTGCGTTCCCCGAACCTCTAATGTTTTGAGTACAGTCTAAACAACGTGCACTCTGCTTCTGATCTTCTGGCACTTCGGGTGCGGGTCTTTGGGTATCGGTTGACCAACATGTAGGTAACTTCTTAGCTCCAGCTACGTAATCGTCTTTGTAATACGAGCGGGATACATCCGCTGCGTTCACTATAACTACGTCTATAAAACTACAGATGTTGTCCTCTAACTGATCTACCAAACCCGTAAACTTGCTACCCTGTATGCTAATTCGATGCACTACAAATCTGCGTCGGGGTCAAACGCTACTGGGTCAAACTCTTCAGAGTCTTCCACTGCAACAGCATCTTCTGTGCCAGTGCGTGCTAAGACAGCTTTTGACACTTCTGCCAATGCAAACCGTTGAGTCTTTCCTACCTTTACATAGGTGTTGAAAGGTATTACCCCATCGCGTACCCATTTACGTGCTGTGGACAAAGATATATCAAAGTGCTTCGCCACTTCTTCAATCGGAACTAACTGCTCCATCATGCTTTCCTCACTGTCACAGCGTACTCCGAATCCACGTTTAGCCCCTTTGGTAACAGCTCTGGGTTTTCTTCTAGAAACCCTTTAACTGCTCCTTGGTGTAAACGCTTCTCTAGGAACTCAGGCACCTCATGCTCCAAGATAAACTTGTGCATGGATTCCCAATCACTTGTCCAATACTTCTGCTTCACAGTACGGTAGAACGTACCAGCATCAGTCTTGACGCTCTTAGCCCCCGTATCTTTCAAGTGATCCAAGAGTGCGCTTTTTATTTTGTTTTGCTGCGCGACTAACTTATCGTCAGCTTCCCTAAATTCAGCAGATAGACGTTCCCTTTCGCCCTTGATCTTGAGATAAACCCTAGTCAATTTTTCCAAGGTGACACTATCTACTACTTTCGCATCAGCCATGCTTGTGTCCTATTCATTGCCGAGAACTGCAATCTAAAGGTAGCCTATGCGTTAGTCAAGTATTTCCTTGTATAGATCAATAATCTTTGTGTGGGTATCTATTTTGTTGTTAAGTAATGCGTATACACGCTTTTCTACACTAGAGCCTTGTAGTTGCACCACAGTGCATTTGTGATCTTGACCCGCCCTGTGTACACGGGCGTTAGCCTGTGCATAAGTCTCCACAGAACTCGTTGGCCCCCACCAAACTACAGTGTTTGCAGCGGTCAGCGTAACGCCATGTGCGGCGGCTTGTGGTTGAATCACCAGCACTCTAGGGCTGTCTGTCTCTTGAAATTCTTTGAATATGCGCGTGCGGTCTCCTGCTTTTACTGCACCGCTAATTACATCAGTAGGTATGCCATCCGCTCGTAGCTTCTCTGTAAGCAAGTCTATTGTGTGTTTGAACGGTACAAATATCAGAACTTTCTTGCTTGACTCGTCTATTACTTCGCGCAACACCTTATATCGGTGCTTGGTATCAAACTCTATGGTCTCACCAGAATCGGTGTACACAGCGCCAGAACTAATTTGCAGTAGCTTGTTCATATTCACGGCGGCGGTAGCAGCGGTAACGTCCTCTCCAGCCGCTTGCATAATCATCTTCTCTTTCAATTCTTTGTAATACTTTTCTTGCTGGCGCGTTAACGGTATGTCGCGTGTGGTGTAGATCATGTCTGGCAGATCCAGACACTCATCTTTGGTGTAACGTATTGCTGGTTGCAGTGCGTTAAACACTGTATCAGTGGCGTTGGGTTTAGGCACCCATTTGAAGTTGGTTACCTTATACATAACCATATCGCGGAAAGAACCAAAGAACCGTGGCACCCCTTTCGGATTAACAAGTTTGGCTAGCCCATAAGCGTCTACAGGACTTTGTGCAGCGGGTGTACCTGTCAACAACCATAACCATGTGTCTGTAGTAAGTAGTTTGTTAAGAGTTTTCCATCGCTTTGTTTGTGCGTTTTTATAGTGAGTTGCTTCGTCCACAATAATTAAGTCAAACCCACCGTTTGCGATGGCGTCAGCTACTATCTCCACACCGTCATAATTTATTACAACAAACTCTGCGTTACCTGCGATCACCGTAGTACGTTTTTTGGCCGAGCCGTAAGCAATATCCACTGTACGGTGCATGGCAAAGTCAAACAGATCCTTACGCCATGCCGAATCCATAATCGACAGAGGGCAAATAACCAGAACGCGGTTGATTTTGCCTTGGTTGAGTAGAAAGTCTGCCGCCCAGATGGCACTGGCGGTCTTACCTGTGCCTTGTTCGTTGAAACAAAATGCACGTTTGTTGAGTGTAAGAAACCCCGACGTAGTCTTTTGGTGGTCGAACGGTTCGTACTTACCCGTCCACTTGTACTTACCCTCAATGGGGGATGGCGCTTGTATGTTTAAGTTCTTGAGTACGTGTGTTTCATCCACACCCCAGTTAACCACCACTCTGTTTCCTGATAACTCCTTACTCTTGGGTATTACAGTGGTCACCTTGCCCGGATTTCTAAGGCGTAATAGCAGTGCTTTGTTATCCACAACTTTCATTACGTACCTCTAACCTAGCCATTTGTACCATCGGGTTCCGTTCTTAACATCAATAAGAATGTAACGCTGCTTCACGTTGTAGACTGTCTGCACTGGCACATGAACTTCTTTCGCAACGATCCTAGATGGTACGTTCTTATCTAGCAGAGTAAGTATCTGCATTATCGCTGAGTCTTTTATTGGTTCCCTTCTGTCAGGCATTATTTTTGGTCGCGCGGGTTTCTCTTTTACATCCCATGCCTGTTGCGCTCTGATCGCTGCTAAAAAATTACTCATCATTTGGTCTCCTTATTAGTCCCGTTTTCGGTCACGCGGAAGGTGTTGAATAGCAGGTGATAAGTTTTTCCATCGACCACTACGCTGCTCTCCCTCCACCCAAGCGGACGAAAAACATAGTCTTTCGGAACTATAAAAACATCTCGTGCATTACCCATCATTTGGTCTCCTTATTAGTCCCGCCTGTGGTCATGTGCGGACGGGAACGCACTAGTGAGGTGGCGTACTAAGACCACCCTGACCTATTAGTCCCGCCTTCGACCACGCGGGCGGGGACGCGCTTACCACAAACCCAGTCAACAAAGGAGAAAACCAAGGTCTGTCGGTCTAAACAAGCCCGTCTCTCGGCCACACTGACGGGTAAGTGCTAAACAGGTAGGATATACCTTGGCCTTATCTTGTTCGCTTTGGCCTCTTGCCGTTACGACTTCTATTTTTGCTGGCGCTTTCTACACGAACGCCATCTTTGTTGCTCCCCCCTTTACTGAGCATCCTGTTATGGCTAACGTCTTTCCCCTCACGTTTGTCAGCCCTACCGTCCTTATTCGCATCACGCCCCGCCTTATCCATAGCGCGTCTAGCACGTTGCCGCTCCATACGAGCTTCATGTGCAGCACTGCCCACTGGTGGGTTCTTCTGCTTCTTGCGATCTGCTTTGTTCTTATACGGCATTAGTTCTTCCCGTTGTGTGGGCACTCTAGCACTGGGCACCATGCTTTACACAGGCCACTTGGGTTAGGGTTCCACGTATCGTTCTCAAAAGCTGTCTCCATATCGTTGTATTTATTCAACCACTTGGCCCACAACTTCGGCTCATCCCCAGTTGCGTAACGATCTCGTATTAAATCGTTACTCACTACAAACAGTAAACCAGCCCGAACAGTCTCTACTTCGGGATAGTGCTTAAAGGTAGCCATCGCCATAAGTTCTAACTGTCCTTTGTCTGCGTATCTTGCCGACTTACCCGTCTTGTAGTCAATGACCCAAGCCAATTTATCTTCACTATTTAGTATCAGTAAGTCTGCGATACCACGAAACCACACGTTACGTGCGAAGAAACTGCACGCTTCTAGGTCTTCAGTCAGGCCCATCTTTATCTCGCACAGCTTCTCGCCCTTCTTAGCGTTCAGTGCGTCTAACATCTTCTGTGCATAGCTGAACCGTGGGTCTAATTCACCACCATCACGGATGTAAGTCTCAGCAGCTTCGTGAAAAGCTGTTCCATACAGTGTGGCAGTAGACTCCTTGAACGGGTACTGCTTGAGTATCTTTTCGTGATAGAACTGCTTAGGGCATTGTTCAAATGCCTTAATCTTGCTGAATGACCACGGTGCTATGCTCATCAACTATACGGTCTCTCATTTAATTCACGTAACTCAGTTATAAGTAGTGCCATGAGAGCTTGGTCGAATGTTATATCACTATTGTTTATGGCTTCTTGTAAATATGTCGCATCGTTTATAACGACATCAGCGCTTTCGCATCGCACTATCTTTCGCTGCTCTTCCCGCTCATCGTAACTCATTATTCACAGTCTCCGTATGCTTTAGCCACACCACTCTCACAATCAAGTGGCAGTCCCTTCGCCCACTTGGGCACGTACTTCATACACTTCTCAATGTACTGCTTGGCTTCTTCAGCCTCATCTATAGGCACACACCCAATAACTGAGTCATGC